CATATCGAATAGCATCACAGGCTGTATCATCTGAGTCATCAAACGTAAATACATGTCCAACACAGCCAATCTCTTTAATAATAGCCATGCGTTCTTCAACAGACATAAATGGTTTACCCTTTTTCCGCGTTAGCCATTCATCACTATTAACGCCAACAAATAGAATAGAACCCATTTCCTTGGCTGCTTTAAAATATTCAATATGTCCCGAGTGAATTGGGTCAAATCCTCCAGTTACGATCACAGGTTTCATCTTCTCTCCTTCATCATATAATCCCAAGCAAAGTTGGTCTCTTTATTTGTTCGCATATCGCTTTTAACAAACCCAGGATGTACCCACCAATCTTCATACGCGTTTGTTTCATCGACTGCAACATTTGGTACTAACAATATATATCCAATTTCTTGTAGTATTTTTCTGGTCTTATCCTTAAGATCGGATCCCCACCAACATTCGTTATGTTGAATTTGAATTACTGAAAACTCATATTCGTTAAACGGAATATTTTCTAATGCTACTAAAGAAGCGTTATCTGAGTTAATACGTAAAAAATCTATTTGATTTTCTATACAGTTTTGTTTGAATAAATCTTTAAAATTAATTTGACCAGCGTCAGCAAGTACTGCAGTCGTATTACGTTTCCTACTAAATATAGCGCACATTCTTTCAGAAATATCAACCGATAAACCTTTCCAGCCAAAGTCTTTCTCTAATAGATATGTATTATTAAACAGTGTTGGGTGACCTGATCCTATTTCAACAAAGGTACCATTTCTTTTACCATTTAAAGTTGATAGAACAAACATATCTTGGAAGTGACGAGAATAGTTCTTTGTTACTTTATCTAAACCATTAAACTTATGTCTGTATTTGTTTTCTTCAGCTTCAGTATATGGCAGCGTACTAGGATACCCTACTTGACCAATCCACCAATCAACACTTTCGCGCATTTCTTTATTCATGTCTAATTTGCGCTTATGTTTTAAATCAAAGAATAGATTTTTAGAGTCATCGCGTCCATCTGATTTCCATTTAGAAACAGCATAACAATAATCCAAACCAACACGTCCCGGATAGTTTAATTCAGAGTTTGGTTGAACGTCTTCGCAATCTAAACCCATCTTGGCATACATTGCTCCATCTCTATAATTACTTTGGTCTACTGAATATTTAGCAGCCCAATAATAAGCCTCTTGTCTTGTAGGTAAAACCGATATGGCAGCTTTAATTAAACCGTTAACCGTTTGATTTCTGGCTTCTGATCTGGCAAACACTGCTGAACCAAGTACCATACATCTATATTGAAGTTCTTTTTCTTCGTATGTTTCGCCTTCGCAAAAATCAGCGGCACGTAAATACCAGCCAAAGGCTGCAGCGCCTTGTTTTAATTTATCGTATTCTTTTGCCAACTCAAACATTTTAAAAGGATTATCGTAATCCATTATAACGTCATGTAGTACTTGTTTATTTTTAAATTTCATATTTCACCCATAGCCAAAAAGTTAGCGAACACTGCTTTTGGCAGCTTTAATATATAAGAAGCGTTATCCTGCCATCCATAGGATATTAGAATATCGTCACCCACAATTGTAACGCCAGTAACAAACTCAATATTATAGTCTTGACCTTTTACGTGGTCGTAATACGTTCCCATAAAATGGAATTCTCTGGACTTATGAACGATATTCCAATCGTTATCCCAAATGATTACTCGGTGAGCATAGTTGCCATCTTTTCTACCAAAAGGATCTCTTAATAGATTTGTCTCGTGGATAAATGCCATACGCTGATTATCATTAATACGAATAACTTGTGAACCACCTCTGAAGTCCTTGTTGGCTTCCATATACTTTTCTTTATCGTATACAGCATCTTCAGTTGTTTGTGTTTCAATATCGTATTTGATAACTTGTGTAGGGTTAGTCCATTTAACAAAGTGGTATGGCATATCAAGGATAGGCATCCAATTCTTTTCGCAATATGATTTATCGCCATTTGGAGAAGGAATAGGATTACGAGAAACCTCTGTCCATTCACCATCAATAAATTCAATCTCTGCCATTTCCATACGTCCACGGCCTTTATCATCATAACAATCTCTGCGTACGCCACAAAGAAACATTCTATCTTCCCAACTAAATAGTCGGCAATCTTCAAGACCAATAAAGTTCCATGTTGGCTTACCAGTATCTAACGCCATATTAACACGCTGTGCGTTAACCATATTTAAATTACTATCAAGTTCGCACATAACGTTATGAGTTGTAAGTGTTACATCGTTTTCTGGATGTATGTATACCAAAGGACCCCACTGATGAGGAAACTTTTTACCTTCGCTGTGATATAGATAATAGTTAACGTGTCTTACGTTAATAAAGAGTTTATCTTTGTGCTGAAAAATCGAGGGATTCATAATCCCAGTTTCGTTACCCAATACTTCAGTTGGAATAACAATAGGATGGATTGAACCACCTCGTTTTAAAGCATATGTGGCCAAGCCACCCATGTGCAAATCGTGCATAATAACTCCATAATGTAAAGTTTAGTAAATTACCAGTTAGGGGTAATCATAGTCATTGTATTTTGTTGAACCTTTGAGCCAAGAATAGTATTTATAGTTGCAATCTTATCAGCACCTAATGCTTCTTCTACCCACTCTATAACATTGGCTTTAGTAACGTCATCTAACGCGACATAATCTGCAGCCGATGTTGTAGAAAGGTCAAGCTTTGTTGTTGAAACGTAACTCGCCTTTTTGTTTGCGTCATTGGTCGCTATTTTTTTCCATTTAACAGAAATAATGGCATCGGCAAGAACTTCGCCAGCGTCATTAGTTTGGTCTAATGTTCCAAGCTTTAGTATTTCCCAAGTATAAGTCATGCTCACCTCTTATTCTACAGGCGCTGCAGGAGCTTCACCCCAAGGTAAGGAACTACCTGATTTTTCCGTTTGGACGTTTCTATCAATGTCTGCTTGGATTTGCTCGTCGATGTGTGCCTTATATTGTGCGTCACCATCAATTACTGCAGCGATCCATGCTGTTACATGTGCTTCTTCTAATTCTTCAAATGCCGTGAAAGAACCAGCTGGTACATTAGCAGCTGAGAATGGAGTTGCGCCAGAGAATTTGCCAACTTGACCTGCCTCGTTTGTACCCTGAATATCCCAGTAAGTTTGAACCACTGCGTTTGTTAAAGTTTCGCCGGCCGAGTTTACTTGATCTTGTACCTTCAAGTTACGGACAGTATAAGTATATGTAAATGCCATTATTGTCTCCATTTATTATTATAAGTGTTTGATTAATCTTACACTCTTTTAATTTATAGTTCTATTTATACATTACCCACCACGGTACAAATATAAGTCAACCGGTACACATATTCTAAGACTAGAATAGTAAGGATTAACGTGATGGTATGTAAAACTTGGGAATATCATATAGTCCCCAGTTCTTGGTGTTATTGCCTTTTTATCAAATACATTATTCCACCAATCATCATAACCGCGATTAGCGTTTGTTCTTGGATCTGAGAAAACAATATCACCGCCAGAGTTTTGGTCCTCGGCTAATATATAAAACACACCAGACAAATGAGCGCCTGAGTGATTATGTATAGTCATATTATAATCTTTACCATGACCAGTAATCCACGCTTTCATTTCATGCGCTTTATAATCTTGGATATGTTTTCCGATACTTGCATAGAGATAGCGATCAAACGAGCTATACACCATGTCTTTAAATTTATTCATTTCCGGTGAATTATCTTTGAATATATTTCCACCGTTTACTTCACCTTCCATGTTATTTAAATCATAGTTAGCAAAGATGTATTCTATCAATCCATCAGTATCAAATTTACCTGAACCAATCTTTGTTGGCCACATTTCATTAAATTCCATAGCACCTCTCCATAATATATAAATCTATTTATACCATATAACTGGTTGACAAATTCACTTCTATATGGTATTATAAATACATATCGTATATTATGATTGGAACAGTTACATGATAGAAACATTTGAAGAATTTGAAAACTGGTTAATGACAGAAGATTGCTTTGATAACCACGATGTATCACATATAGATAACGACGGCAATCAACATTATTTAAAACATTCAGAATATATTTCTTACCTCGGTCAAGTTACAGTTTTACTAGCTAACAAAGCTACGATTAAAGTCGAGCAAATCGAAAAATGGTTCCCACATATATCTGGAACCGCTCATGCATTCTATAATAATGATAATGGTCCGTCATTCGATACTCATACAGATCCTATAGATGTTTTAATAGAATGTATAGCTGGTAGAAAGACTTTAGAAGTAGAGGGTAAAGAATATACATTAGAACCACGTGACAAAATAGGTATTGCTAAAAATACCGAGCACAGAGCACTTAATTATGAAAAGGCATTAATGATTTCCTATGGCATTGGCGATACAGAAACACTTACTCGTATACGTAAAAACGACTGAAACCTGCAATCTTAATTGCGCACACTGCTTTACGTCTGGTATCAACGGTAGAAAAATCTACTTTGATGCTGAAAAGACTGCTAACTGGTGCAATGAATTGTGCGATGGTAATAACGAAATACATTTTGAATACCACGGTGGCGAACCTATACTAGCTCCTATGGCAGACTTGATGAAGTTCTATAATATTACTAAAGAACATTGGGGTGACCGATGTACGCATGGTATTACAACTAACTTGGTTTATAAACTTACTGACGAAAGACTTGAGTTTTTAAAAATGTTAGACGGCGGTTCTGTTGGTACATCTTGGGATCCAAACATTCGTTTCTCTAATGAAAAACAGCGTACACTATGGGAAGATAATGTAAAACGTTTAGTTGCTGAAGGCTGCTTTGTTAAATGTTTTATATCAGTCTCAAAAGATGTAGTTAAAATGGATCCAATTGAAATCGCGGACTATATGCATTCACTTGGCGTTGGCGCTATTAATTATGAACGATTAACTCATGACGGTAACGCAACAATCA